CAAGTCCTCCCTATGCGAGCGCCGCGCCGACGCCGACGGCGAGAGTGGCAGCGGAATAAGGTTGTCGTCCGTTCTCGTGCCGAATCATCGCGCCGCAGAGCGCGGCGAGACGGTCTACATCGCCAAGATCGATCCGCTCGTCGGGATCGATGCCGAGCCGCGTCGCCACGTCGTCGATATAGGCGAAGGAATCGTTCTCCGCTGCCGGCGCCCAGCGCTCGATCAGCTCGGCGAGCGTGTCGAGCCCGTGCTGACGCTGGTAGGTCAGCAGCACCTTCGCCATTGCCCGGATGCCGTTCTCCGGCGTGTCGAAGGTGACGAAGACCGGATCGCTGCCGGCGACCGCTCCGTGCCAGGCTGTCGCACTCTTGCGGATATTGCCCGGGTTGTTGTTGACGATGCCGCGCGTCGATGACGGCGAGGTGGTCGCGAGAAGGCCGCGGGTCATCTCAGCCTGCCCAGAAGCCGAAGGCGCAGCCGGCAAGAAACGAGCCAAAGCAGGCGCCAAACATGACGCGAGGCGCGAAAAGTACAGCCTCGACGAGGTGACGCAACGCCGCCATCTCGGCGCGCAGTTCCGCGATCTCTTCCATTGTGAATGCTCCTTGAGTCGAGAAGGACGCGCATCACGGCGCGTCGGGTTCGCCGGCGACCGCCGGCAGCGAAGCGAGGTCAGGCGGATAGGCCGCCGACGGGGCAGGATCAGCGCGGCCGGTCCTGCTTGCCGGCGAGAGTCTTCTGGATATCGGCAAGCTGCTCGCGGATCTCCTTGAACAGGCTGTGCCGCTCGACCGCGGCATCGGCCTGCGTGCGCTCGACCATGGTGAGACGGACGTCGTGAACTGCGATCGTCGCCTTCAGGTCGGCATAGGCGACGAACACCGACCCGATCATGGTGAGCGCGATGAGGAGATGACCGAGATTGATGTCCGGCGTCCAATGGACACCCCAGCGCGAGGACGGCGCGTCGGACAAATGCTGTAGATCCATGGCGATTCTCCAAGGCCAAGGAGGAGAGAGCCCTCCCGCGCGCTCCGCGCCGGAATGTCGGAGTCGGGGGCTGGCTGCGAGCCCTGCGCGCCGGGCTGGATCGCCGAATCCCCGGATGCTAGGTTGTGGCGCGCATGACAAAGGCTTGCCGATGACGTCTTACGATGAGTACGTGAAGGACGAGAAATTCCTCGCCTTTTACAACGACTACCAGAAGCGCTACGCCGGGCAGATCGCCGAGCGGGACAAGGTGATGCTCCGGCTCATCGCCGAGAAGACGGCCGGCAAGGGCGCGCTGCTCGACATCGGCTGCTCGACCGGCAATCTGCTGCTTCACATCAAGCAGGCGTTTCCCGAGATGACGCTGACCGGCGGCGAGCTGGCGGAGTCCTCGCTATGCGCGGCGCGGGCCAACCCTGACCTCGCCGGGATCGAGTTCCGAGCGATGGATATGCTCGACATTCCGGGGCAGTACGATTGTATTACCGCGAACGCGGTCACCTATTTATTTGATTTGCCGGAATACGAACGAGCCATCCAGAACATCGCAAAGGCGCTGAAGCCGAGCGGCACTTTCATCTCTTTCGATTGGTATCATCCCCAAGGGGGGCAGACTTTCAAGATCACCGAATTCACGCCGGGCCATCCCGATGGGATCACTATTCACTCACGACCCTGGGCTGATGTTTCACGAATTCTCACGGAAGCGGGTTTTGAAGCAATCCAGTTCAACCCGTTTCTGATTCCGATCGATCTCCCTGAGCAGGAGGACAAGAATGCCGACCCGATTACCTATACGGTTAAGCTAGAAAATGGAAATCGGCTCTGCTTCCGAGGCAGCCTCTACCAACCTTGGTGCCATCTCATCGCGACAAAGACTTAGAATCCAATGACGATGACCGCGACTGTCTGAGGGCTGCTCGAGATGTTCCAAATCGTTGCAGAGCTTGTGGTCACAGATCCCGTGTTCGCCCCCGTTAAAAAGCCGCCCATTCCGGTGGCCGAGATAGAGACGACACTATTCGGAAAAGTGGTCGGATAGACAAAAGTCCCGGCCCCCGAGCCGCCAAGCGAGATCGTACCCCACTGTATTGTCAACCCGCTCGGAAGCTTGTAGTACCCGTTCGCGGCGAGTGACTTATTCGCGGCGAAATCTCCCGGCGTCATAAACGCATTCGTATCGGTGCCGGCGACGATTGTGGCCGATGAGGCCTTGCCGTAGATCGGAGCACCGCTGTAGCGTAGATAGTCGACGAGCTGCCATCCGCCGCCGCCGAACGATCTGATCTTGATGACATCGAACGGGCCGATCGTGATGGTAATCCCCGCTGGGAGGATGAGGGTGCCGCCATTGACGAGATTGCCCGGCGTCGAACCCGTGAAGCGCAATGTTCGTTCGGCGCCGGCCGGGAGCGTGCCGAACCCCGTGATGTTGACGCCCAGACTCTGCGAGAGGTCGATGAAATTGCCGGCAATGCCGCTGATGTCGAGGACACCCGCGACTACGGCCTGCGCCGAGCTGACATAGGCCTCGTTCAACGCCGCCCCCGACATCGTCGTGGTGGCGGTCAGCGTACCGCCGGCAAAGGCGGCGTTCGACAGCAGCTGGAACTGCGTTCCGTCATATTCGAGCTCGACGACATCGCCGTTCTGGATCTCGCCGCCGGTGCAGGCGGTCGCCGCGCCCGTCGGCGATTTCTTGAAGACATTCTTCGCGCCGAGCCCGTTGACATTGACCGTCATCGCGCCGGTGTTCGCGGCGGATGCCTTGAAGGCGTATTTCTCGCCCTGGACATAGCTCGTCGGGGCGACCGCGTAGCTCAGCGCGATCGCATTACCGGTGCCGGCAACCGTGCACCAGCTGCCGGCATGGTCGCGGTCGTAGGTGCGCTTGATCGCCCCCATCGCGGCGCGCCACGAATCGTTGACGCCGGAGGGCGGCATGCCTTCCGGCATGCCGTTGGGTGCCGCCTGATTGTTGGAGGCGTCGAGTTCGGAATAATTGGCGCCAGAGAGCTCGGGCATCTTTTGCTCCAGGATTCGCAGGTGAGATCAGGCGAATGCCGCCATGACGAACGGCAGGACTTCGGCGATGCTCGAATAAGGATCCGAGTTGCTCTTGCCGAGTCCGAGCGTGCCGGCGATCGGGTTGATCGTGTTCGTCGTCGTCTGCGTGCTCGAGCTGCCGTAGTTGCCCTGGATCATCCGCATGAAATTGGCCAGCGTATTGTAGGGCAGGTTCTGATTGTAATTGTAGCGATCGACCGCAGCGTTGATGTTCTGCTGCGCCAATTGCTGGCGTGCATCGCCGACAGAGGCCAGCTGGCCGATATCGGTATAGTCCTGATTGGCGAGCATCGGTGCCTGCGCATTCGCCTGCATCATGTTGCCGCGCTCGTTGGTATAGTTCTGATAGGCAAGATTGCCGGCCGTATTGGCAAGTGCGCTGGTCAGCGCGTTGGCGTAGGCGCCGGAGCCGTAGCGGCCGGCGCCGGCGAATTGGCCGGTGATGCTGGGCGTCACGGTATTGGCGATCGAGCTGAACATGTTCTGCAGATAGGGGTTGCCGGCACTGAGATAGTCGCCTCGTGCGGTGCCGAGGGCGCCGGCCTGCGCCGCCGTCGTCAGCGGCGAGCCCTGCAAGGCGCGCTGCGCCTGGAGGGCGAGCGCCTGGCTGGTCTCGCCGGAGATCGGGGCGACGGTCGTGCCGGGATAGTATTGCGGACCCCCTTGATTGTAGAGATCCTGGGCCTGCTGAAAGCCGAAGGTCAGATAGGGTTGCTGCCCAATCCACGGCGCGGTGCTCGACGTTGTCGTCTGTCCGCCGGTCTCCACCGGGCCAGGCGTGTTGCCACCTTTCTTGCTCATGGTCTCATAGCTCCTTCATCAAGACGGGACCGATGTCCCGGTAGCCGGCGGCGCGGCACCAGCCGAGCCGTCCTGATCCTTCCATGTGCGTGCAGCCGTTCTCGCGCGCATAGGCCTCGATCATCACCTGCATCGCCGGCAGCCATGCCCGCATCCGCCGTCCGCCGATCAGCGGCACCTGGCAGACCTCGCGTTTGGGATAGCGCACGATGCGCGAGACGATCGCCGCTTCGATCGTGCTGTCGCCGCACGCGACCCAGAGCTGCATCGCGCCATCGATGCAGGCCTGCCTGATATCCGCCTCGCCGTAGAACTCGTCGTAGCCGAGCCGCATCGCCGCGAGGACGAAATCGCGGACCTGCGGCCACAGCATGGCGACATGCGCGGGATGCACGCCGCACACCTCCATCTGCGCCTCCGCTCAACCGAGAATGAGGATGGTCAGGACTTGGTCTGTCGCGGCGTTCGCCGCATGATTCAGCACCGCCGAACCGTTGCCGCGGCTGGTGACATAGATCCCGGCGCGCTCCGCCGCGCTGGCGCTCGCTGTCTGCGGCATCCAGGCGAGAAAGCTCGTGCGCGCGATGCGCGGATCGACGATTGTCGTCGCGGCCTGGCTGGGCCGCAGCGTGACGTCGACAGTGCAGTTGAGCTTGCCACCGTTGATCCGGTTGAGCGCCCGCGCCAGCTTGCGCCGGTGCTCGCCCTCGGCCGGCTCCCATTCGGGAACGCCGTCATAGCCGTGATTGCCACCGGTGCTCATCAGCGCCGACCCTCTGGCACGGCATCGATCTCGACACCGCTGATATGCGTGAAGCCGGCGCCGGCCGGCAGGGTGAGTCGCGCGCGGTGATAGCGCGCCGCCGAACGCTGCGGCGCGTTGCCGATGCCGTCGATCGCCACGGCGGTGCCATAGGTGACGGGATCGACGACCCGCTCGCGCGTGCCGAGCGCTACCGACGGGGTCCCGCCATCGACGATCGGCCGGGCATTGGTGACCACCGCGCGGCCGCCGGGGACGAGCTGCGCCTCGCCGGTATCGACGGTCGCCGCCAGGGCAGGCCCGGTGAAATAGTTGAGGCGGTGCGAAGCGTCGAAGGCGGAGAGCAGAATCCGTCCGCCGGTCCATGCCCGGCTGTCGAGCGAAAACGGCAGCGTGTCGAGATTGAAGCCGGTCGTATCGAGACCGTCGAGCGACGTGCCGAAGCTGAGCGAACGGCAGATCAGCTCGCAGCTCAGATCCGAGATGGTGAAGCGATCGAGCGACCAGTTATAGGCCAGGATGCGGTTGGGATTGCCGCCGATATTGCCGATGCCGGGATAAGCCCACAGACAGATTTTGTTGATCGGATCGACCGCCGACGAGATGCGGTAGAAATAGGTCTGGTCGAGATCGGCGAAGAACGTCTTGTCGATCTTGTTGGCGCCGATCGGCGTCGAGCGGCTGCCATCGAAGGCATAGAACCCGTCCTCGCCGAGATAGTAGACGATGGCGCCGAGCTGGGCGATCGAGCCCGGCGCCGGGGTGCCGCGGGCACCCTCCGCCGTGGTGAAGCTGAAGATCGCCGGCGGGCCGACATAGTTCATGCGGACGATGGCGCGCTCCTGGAACACCGCGCCGTCGGCGGTGCCGAGATTGCCGACGATCCCTTGCACCCAGCCGGCATCGCCGACGAGATCCTGGAAATCCGACTGCACCGCGGAAGCGGCCGAGGTGCCCGGGGTCGGCCAGTTGGTCGGATCGTCGATCGCCGGCCACCAGACGCGCTGCGGCTGGCTGCCATTGGCGGGATCGAAGGTGTTGCCGGCGACCAGCCAATCGCGCACCACGGCAAGATAGCGAGCGCGCGGCGCCGCCGCGGCAAGATCGGCGAAATTGGTGCTCGTGCCGATGATGAAGCTCTGGATGGGATCGGCGAAATTGCTCATCAGAACGCGGGCGCCGAACACGGCGGGCGACCAGCGTTGGTCGTTGACCGTGGAATATCCCCCCGGCTTCGAGACGTCGGCCCAGCTCGTCGTGCCGCCGACCAGGCGGTAGAGCTGCGCCGCGTCGCCGGCGAAGGCGTTCACGTTGCCGGCGCCGTCCTGGCAGGCGAAGGCGCCCTGGCAGCGCGCGGTGAGGCCGTTCGAATAGGCGGCGAGCGACGGCATCGGGCCGTAGCTCTGCGCCGTGCGCGGCAGGCAGTTGCGGACAAAGGCCGAGCCTGGATTCTGCAGATCTGGCTGATCCGGCATGTACTCGGCGACGGGAACGAACATCGCTGACCTCGCTGGCTCGAATCTTTAGGGATTGCCGGTATCCGAGCGCATCTGCATCTGGCCGCCCCAGCGATCCCGCTGGTCGGCCATCATCAGCGCCCGCGTCGCGCCGCCGAGCATCGCCGCCCAGACCGGCAGGCGCTGGTCGTTCATGATGAAGGGCTGCGCCTCGAGCAGAGCGGCGTAGAGATAGACGCCCGGCGCGTTGGCCATCAGCCAGTTGGTCGGCGTCACCGCGAGCGGGTCGAAGCGCTTGTAGTAGGAGAGGACGACGCCGTAGCCCGCGTCCGGTGTCGGGCCGAAGCGCAGCGAATCGCCCTGGAATGTATAGACGCGCGGTTTTCCGTTCGCACTGCCGATCCAGCTTCCGTTGAGCTGCTTCTGCGTGGCGAAATCGAGATCGGCGACCGGTCTGGTGTTGAGCGCGACGGCACGCGCCTCGACGAAGCCGGCGGGCAGCGCCAAGGTCGACGTGCCGGCGACCGTGACGTAGCTCGCGGGATCGGTGACCTGCTCCATCGCGCGGATGCGCAACGGCGGCGAGGGAAAATTCGGATCGGCGGCGCCGTAGAAGATGCGCTGCTCGGCCAGGGTGATGAAATCGGGAATGTTGGCGCTGAGATCGGAACGCGCCAGCCAGTTGCCGATCGCGCTCTGCAGATCGGTGTAGGTCACGATCGACATGGAGGCCTCGCTGAGTGAGCCCGGCTAAACGCGGCCGGGTGCGGTGCGGAAGTGGCGCAGGTCGGGATCGTTGAGGAGCCGCAGCAGCAGCTCCTCATTGCCGCTGGCGAAGGGATCGGCGCCCCAGATCCGCTTGGTGATCTCGCGGATGATCGGCGGGAACGAGGCAACTCGCTTCCACTCGCGGCTCGCCCCGAACCCGTCGCCCTCGGTATAGAGCGCCTTGTTGCGCTCGATGACGGGCTCCACGTCGCTGACGAGCTCGACGGCGAAATGCTCGTCGTCGGGATCGAAATGCAGGTACTCCTCGAGCCCGTCATAGCGGTCGAGCAACAGGTCGCGCGCCATGGTCAGAACTCGATCGGGCAGAGATTGATCTTGGCGCCGGCGCTCTCCTGGACATAGGCCATGAAGGACTGGCCGCTGACGTCGAAGATACGCAGCTCGTTCGAGCTGACGGGAAAGTCGTTGGCGCTCGCGGTCACGCTGTTCGTGGGTCCGAATTTGACATAGGCATAGGTCGTGCCGACCGTCTGCACCGCGACGAAGCGCGCCGTCTTGCCGCTCGCCGTGGTCGGGATCGCGACATTCGCCGAGGACGCACCGGCGACGACTTGCGTCCCGCCGCCGAGATAGGTGATGGCTTCGAACTGCATTGCCGCCTCCTCAGACCAGGACGTAGTCGAGATAGAGATTGCCGACGAGCCCGGCCGACGCGCCGGACGCGGTCGAGCCCGTCACCACCTGGCCCGGTGCCACGCGCTGGCGCGTCTTGCCGTTGGTGCCCTTGTCGGTGACGTTGTCGAAGATCCCCGCCGCCGCCACCGACAGCGTGTCGATGAGGTTGTTCGACAGGACCGGCGTCGCCGCCTGGCCGATGCTGATCGCGCACGCCGCCGAGGACGCGGTGGTCACGTCGACGAGAACCCGCCGCACCACCACCGCGACCGGCTCCGTATTGGTCCAGGTGAAGATGCCGGCGGCGGCATCGTTCGCGATGAGCGGGATCTTCACCGTCTTCGCGCCTCCATAGCGCGGCGCCGTCTGCGACGGCGTCTTCGGCCCACCCCAGCGCCCGAGATCGGTGCCCTCGACTTCATTGCGGAGCGCGAGACTGCCATCCGCGTACTGCACGATATCTGCCATGTGGATTCTCCAATAAAAAGGCGCCCGAAAGGGGCGCCGCTGTGGTCGTAGCTCTTTTTCGGCTATTGCCTCCGGATAGCTCCCGGATGGTCAGTCAATCCTTCTTCAATACATCGAGATCTTTCTTGATGATCTCTAGAAGCGGCGGCACACCGCCTTTTGGATCCAGTGACTTGAGATAGCACCACTGACAATATGGGCCGAAAGTTCCTGCTCCCGGTCCGCCGCAGTTAACGCACCATTGTGTCCTTGATTTCTTCCCGACCTGGTCAACGCCACCAGGAAGATTGATGCCACTTGCTTCTCCTGGGACAGGCGAATCATCGGCGCCGTGACCGGATAAAGCCTGCGCGCCACCGGAAGGCGTAAAGGAAGAAGTCGATGAACTACCGGGATCGCCTAACCCAATGTCCAGAGGCAATCGATAATAGGACCCCGTAACCTGCGGGCTTGATGGCCAAGAACCTTGTTGGCGGCCATCTAGATAAGATCCGGACAAGAGGCCGTAGGGATCGTCAGCCGGCTGATATTGTGGAACTACCGACGGTACAGCCAACCAAGCGTTACCGCGCGACACAGAGTTGTCCGCGGTCGAGCCGTCGTCACCGAAAGGCTGGCGCTGATTGAGCAGCTGCCAGAGAGAAAAAGCGGCCATGGCGCGCTCCGGGCATGACAAAGCCTCCGCGGTCGCGCGCGGATGGCTTGCGTTGAGACGATTGCTTCTTTCGAGAAAAGAACCGGCCGCCCACCTCTTGGCGAGCGGCCGGTCCGCGTCGGCTCCGGCTTACGACGTCGTCAGATCGGCGACGATCGCGGAGCCCGCCTCGTTGCGCGCCTCGAGCGTGTACTCGCAGAGCACCATGCCCTTCTCGGCGTCGCCGGTCTTGGCGAGGTCGAGCGTCTGGATCGGGCGCAGGCTCGCCATCGCCCAGAGATCGCTCGTCAGGATATGCAGGTCGCGGTCGCGGCTGAACTTGTTGGCGACCACCTTGTGCGTGCCGAAATCGCTGACATAGACGTCGATCGCCGAGCTCAGCTTCTTGTCGGACGTGTCCTGGGTGCGCGTGTTGTTGCCGGTGAAGGCCGAGATCACCGTCTTGTTGAACGGCCCCGCCATGATGAGGTCGGGCTCGCCGCCTTGCGTCCATGCCGCCTGGATCTGCGACTTGACCAGCGATTCGGTGAGCGCGCGCTGCGTTCCGTCGGTCGCCGCCGTGGAGGTCGAGCCGCTGGCGCCGCCGGCGCCGCGTGAGACGTTGGTCGCGTACCAGCCGCAGAGCGGCCGCAGCTGGCGCGGCGTCGTCGAGTTGCCGGTGACCGGCGCCTGGTTGTTGGTCAGGGTGAATTCGATGTCGCGGCGCAGCTCCTTCGAGCGCTTCATCAGCTGATAGACCATCTCCTTCTTGCGCCCGGCCTTGGAGACGGCGTCCTGCGTCCCCGAGACGATGACGTTCTTGTAGGATATCTGGCACCGGTTGTTGACGCGGCTGGTCGGGATGACGGCGGCGAAGCTCTGGATGTCGTCGCCTTCGAGCTGCGCGTTGGCGGCCGCCGCGGCGAGCGCGTCGGGCTGCCATTCATGCAGCACGGCGCGCGCCTTCACCTTGCCGATCACGGCCTGAAAGGGCGTGTCGGTCGGCGAGATGTTGTAGATCTCGTCGACGAGATCCTCGCGGTTGCCGATCGCCGAGAAGCTGAGAAACGTATTCGCAATAGTTGCCATGTGGGTTCCTCGCGGGAAGGGGTGCGATCGTCGGCTGACGATCGTCATGGGAATTCGAGCGAGGTCGGGCCGTGCTCTCCCGCCGGTCGATCGTGACCGCGGGTGGGAGCGCCGCAACGGGGCTCGGTGAAGAGGCAGCGAAGGATCGCGATGGTCGGCGACGCCGGTTCGCGATTGCGCGCTGCCCGAAAACCCGCCGACCGGACGGTGCGGCGGTGAAGACGGGATTTAGCGGCTGGCGCCGCTGAGGCGGCGCCAGGCCTCGATCAGCGGCGTCGGATCGAGATTGAGATTGCGCCGTCCGCGCCGATAGCTCGTGCCGGGCTGGATCTCCAATCGCATGTGGTTCGTCATCTGCGCGCCGGTCGTCCTGTTCGGCGGATAGACGGCGGCGATGTCCTCGGCCGGGCCGAGCACCTGCCCGGCGGTGACGCGCTGGCCGTCGCGCAGGCCGGACGTGTCGATATGCGACTTGCGCAGGACATATTGTCGTCCGCCGTCCTCGGGGTCCGGATCCGTGGCGATGTCGATGGCATGGACGCAGCCGCTCTTCGTGGGATCGTTGCCGTACGGGTCGAGCAGGCTGATGCGCCCGTCGACCATGCTGCGGATCGGCTCGCCTGGCGTCGTCAACAGGTCGACGGCGCAACGCTGCCGCGCCCCGTTCTCGCCCGAGCCGCAGAATTCGCCGCTGCCATAGGGCGCGCCGTCATCGGGCCGTATCTCGGGATCGTCGACCGGGCTGACGGAAGCCGGCAGGCCGGGAATGCGGACCAATCCGCCGGAATCGTCCTCGTCATCATCCGCATCGGTGTCGTTCGCATCGTCGAAATCGCTCATGCTCATGGTGACATCGTCCTCGTGTTCGCCTTTGATCCAATCCCGCTCCACCGAGACCGCGGCGGCCCCTGTCGCCTATGCCTCGCGAAGCGCCGCCAGCACATAGGCCGCGCGATCGTCGAGCTTGCCGCTGGTCCGCGCCGCCCGCTTGAGCGCCGTCAGCCGCCCGCCGGCCGGCTCGCCATCGCGCGCCGCGCCCGGCCGCTGCACCTTCGAGGCGGTGACTACCTTCTTCGCCGCGGTGTCCTTCTGCCCCCTCATCAGCTTGCGATAGCGCATGGCGTCGAGGGCGATGAGATAGGCGCGATGATCGGTCAGGCCGCCGACCTCCTGCGGGCTGAAGCCGCTCTCGCCGAGAAAGCTGCCGAGCTCGCGCATCAGCGCCTGGCGCTGCATCGCGTCGCGGATCTCCGGCAGCTTGGCGCCGAGCTGCTCGAGCTCGCGCGTGGCGACGACGCGGTTGGTCTCGTCGGCGATGCGCTGGCGCTCCTGATGCGCCGAGCGAAGCTGCTGCACGCGCTGCTGGAACGCCGCCATCTTCTGCACATAGGCGGAAGGATTCTCGCGCGCGAGCTTCGCCCAATCGGTCTGCGCGCCCTCGCCGAGGATGGGGTCGAACGTCTTCGCCTGCTCGATGAAGGCGTCGAGATGCTGTGCGTAGCTGCGCCGCTGCTCCTCGAGCGCGCGCTCCTTCTGGGCGACCGCCTGGGTGCGCTGCGAAAGGAAGCGGTCGCGCTCGCTTTCGCGCCGGGCGATGACTTCCTGGGCCTCGCGCGGCAGCCGCCCGAAGGCCGCCTTGTCCTCGCTCGACCAGCTCACCGGCGGCGGGATCATTGCATTCGTATCCTCGCCCTTGGTCGGCTTGCCGCCCTCCCCCGCCTCATCTCCATCGCGCCGCGCCGCCCCCTCGGCGTCGTCGTCCAACGCATCAAGGATGCGCGCGGCGCGGTCGTCGATCGTCTGCTCCCCGCTCGTCTCTTCGCTCATATAGATCTCTCCATGACATCGTGAATCCATCAGCGGAAGAAGCCGCGTCGTACCTTCTCGAGCTGCGCAACGCGCTCGGCAGCGATTTTGCCGCTATCGATCAGGCTGACGAAATGCGCCTTGAGACGCTCGGCCATCTTGAGCATCAGCCACAGCCGCTCGCGGCCTTCGACGTCGCGCGCGGGTGCACGCCGCCATTCCGCCAGGCATTCGCGTTCAATCGCGGCGAAGGCTTCGTCAACCAGCGGATCGTCGAGGATCGCCTGCGCGCGTTGGCCGCGCGTGACCTCGACCATGTCGTCGGTATCGTTCATGCCTGACCTCCCGTCGTCGCGGCGTCCTGTGCAACCTTGATCGCCTGCTCGCGCAGCTTGGCGTCGTGATCGAGGCCGGCGCGCAGCCGCGCCACCTCGAGCGCCGTCGCCGCTTCGATCTGCGCCTTCCTTATCTCGGTCTCGGCCCGGACCTGCGCCTTCATTGCCTCGATCTGAGGCGCCTGCGCGATGCGCTGCTGCTCGAGCTGGAGCGCCATCTGCTGTTGCTGCACGAGCGGGTCGACTGGCGGCGGCCCTGACGATGGCCCCGGCGACCGCGGCGGCATCCCGCGCGGATCGCTGTAATAGCTGGCGACGTTCTTCAGCCCCGACGCCTCGATCAGCTTGGCGAGCTTGTTGTAGATGTTCTGGACCGTGACCAGGGGACCGTCGACCCCGCCCTGCATCTGAACGATCTGCTGATCGAGCTGCAGCAGGTTGGTCATCAGCGCGACCTGCTGGTCCCGATTGCCGGTGCCGAGCCCGACGCTCACGGTCATGTCCATCGCGTCGTTCCAGGCGCGCGGGTCCATCGCCACCCAGCGATTGCGCAGCCGCACGATCTTCGGCTTCTGCTGATGCTTGCAGACGAGCTCGAGGACGCGGCGGAAGGCGCGCTTGACGCCGGTCTCGGCGAAGACCCGGGCGATCAGCTCGAGACGCTGTTGCGCCGCGTTCTGGATCGCATTGATGCCCGAGGCCGTCTTGTTGAGCGTATCGGCGTCGAGGCCCTGGTTATAGCGGGTGACGCCGGTGCGCTGCTCGCGCACGCTGTCGATATACTCGATCATGGTGAAGACGTCGCCGCCGAGCGGCGCCGTCGGGATCGGCACCAGGGCCGTCGGATCCTTGATGCGGACGATGCCGCCCGGCCGCCGGTTGAGGAGATCGTCGAGATTGACCTGGCCCTCGACGGCGCCGATCTGCGGCGCGTTGCTGAGATAGAGCGCGTCGAGCGCGCCGCGCCATAAGGTCGACTTGATGAGCTGCAGATCGAGTGTCTGGTCGGCCACCGACATGCCGTAGAATTTGTGCGGCATGGGGATCGGCGTCAACGTGGCGAAGGGGTGATCGTCGATCTCCTGGTTGTCGAGAATGGTCGCCGTCCCGTCGCCCGCCACCGTCACCTTGCGCAGCTCGGCGATGCCGTCGCCATCATAGTCGACGCGGATGTAGCACTCGGTGATCCAGACCTCGCGCATGGTCGGATCGAGCACGCCGTCATCGCGCCATGGCAGCTCGTCCTCGTCCTGGAAGCGCTCCAGCCGCTCGAGGCTGTAATCGGCCGAATCGTCGCCGGCGAGATCGATCACCTTCGCCCTCGCATAGCCCATCTCGATCAGCTCGGAGATCGTCCGCTTGACGCGGTGCGCAACGAAGGGCGCCTCGTCGAGGCTGACGGCGCGGCGATCGATGAGGAGCTCGTCGGGCGGCAACGGCTGCACCCGCACGCGGCCGTCGCGGATCGTGCGGCGGAGGACGACATCGTGCAGCATCGGCAGCGGCGGCATCGCCTGCGCCGCGCCGGGGGCGACCGCCGATCCCGGCGCCGATGGCGGCGGCGGTACAGCAGCCTGCCCGCCCGGCGCGGCGCCCCCGGAATCCGGCGCCGCATCGGGCGCGGATTCACCCGTCGCGGCGGCGGGGGCGGCAAGCGCCGTCCCCAGCGCCGCTGACGGGTCGGGGTATTCGTCGTGCTCGATGATCTCGATACCGGGATCGAGGGCGAGGATCTGGAGCTCCGCGTCGCTCAGCCCCTCATAGGTCTCGCGGGTGATGTCCTCGCTCTCGTCCCACCAGATCTTGACCGTGCCGATCTTCTTGAGCAGCGCGTCCTTGAACCAGGCATAGAAATTGGCGAAGCCCTCGTTCTGCTGGTTCCAGATCCAGTTGACGTAGTCGGTCGCCTGGTCGGCGGCGTCCTCGTCCTCGGGGCCGCTCGGATTGAAGCGCACGACCTGGTCGCCCGAGGCGAAGATGCGCATGAGCGAGGGCATCATGCTGTCGACCGCCTCGGCGACGTCGTGCGAGACGACGTGGCTGCGCCCCTCGATCTCGTTGCCGAAGACCTCGCCCTTGTAGTAGCGCTCGGCCTGGCGGCGTTCCTGCGAGAGCCGGCCGCCCTGGTAGCCGAGCGCGTTGTGGATCTTGGCGTCGAGAATCGCGGCGAGATCGCTGTCGGGCATTTTCGGCATGCGGGAGAATCCTTCGGCAGGGCGCGCGGAAGCGCGCGCGAGGCGGCGCGGGGACAGGCAGAAAGCTGAGATGAATGGCGCCCGAACGCGGCGCCGAGTGCAGCTACCGGGCTGTCTTAGGGTAAGGAGCGATGTCGCAATGGTTCAGGTTGAAGGATTTCAAGACCACCAGTGCTTTCCCAGAAACGATGAGCTTTCCATTCCCTGCGAGCCCGAAGTCATCCACGCCAGGCTTGCCGCCGATCTTGAGCCAGACGAATTGCGGAAGTTGGCGTCCAGGGTAGATCGTCTCGAAGGTAATCGAGCGGCTCGTTTCCATACGGCTAGGGGTGACGCCGCTCAGCTTGCTCTGCTTGATCGCCTCCGCCAATCGCGCTGTCGCGATGAAAGCCGGGTGGCCCGCGAGCAAATCATCACCGAGCCAGCCATCGAACTCATAGTGAAGCGACGTGGCCTTCAGACGAGGGCCGCTGCGATCGAGGACCGTTCTCTCGCCTATTCCCCCTGCGACCTCGGGCTCCAGATGATAATACGTCATTCGCTTTCACCCTCGATCGGTGGAAGAAACGAAGCGCCGTACTTCCGATCAATCTCCAGGGCTTTCTGCAGCAACTCTTCTTTTGTTGCCGTTTTGTGATCCCTGTAGAACTGATTCCACTCCATTCTCAGCTGGCTCAAGTGAAGGTCGTTATTGTCGTCGTTCGGTATCCCCCGCAGATTCCCCAGAGAATGCATCTCTTCCGGACTGATTGCGTCAGGATAAAGCTGAGAGCCCGTTGCTCGATAGCATGATGAACGACTACCCGCCCTTCAAGTTCGGGATGCGCTTCCAGGAACGCACCGCGATAATCATTGGATTGCGAACTGCCGAGTTGCGCCGTCGGACGCGGTGGAGTGAGCGACGACACCGGTGCGTGGCCGGAGCCGTCGGCGCGGGGCCGGCCATCCCGGAAGGCGGAAACACGAAGGGCGGTGGGCCCTGAATTTGAACGCCGCGCCCGTGCTCGACATCGTCTCGAGAGGTCTCTTCCTGGAGCGCTTTCTTAACCTGATAGCCAGGATCGTTCTTCTGTCTCTTGACGGCATCGGCGGAGGCAAGCTGGATAGCTGCAGTTGGTTGAGTGTCATCACTGACCAGCCATGGTTCGAGGGCATCGAGCGGATCGGCAGGCCAGCCGACGCGGGTCAGGAAATTGGCCGGTAGCGTCGGCAACGTCGGCTGCGCTGCCGCTGCAGGATCTGTTGAGGCGAGGTCGCCCGCTGGGCGTGGCGGTGGTGCCGCTGGGCTGGCTAGCGGCGCCTGCGTCCAATTGTCCGGGTTGAGCGCGAAATGCTCTGGCCCGATCCGCGAGGCAGCGCCGGCCATGAGCTGCGCCTGGATCTCGTCGAACGAGGGGTCGGGCTGGTCCGGTAATGACGCCAGCCCAGGCAACCCCGCCGCCTCGAGGCGATCGGGCGACGGGGCCACCGCATCGGACGGGTCATAGAAACCAGGATCGAGACGCCAGAACGGCGCCGGGTTGCGCGGCGCCTACCACGGGTAGCGCGCGAACTGTTGCGCCGCACTCGGCACGACGCCGCGCAGGAGGTCGAAGAGGCCCATGGCGATTGCTCCGACGAGCGCGAATCGGGAGAGTCGGCGAGATGAGGATGCCGCGCATGACGCAGCCGAACGAGGCGATCAAGACCTTGACCGGTCAGATTGCAGTGCGGTCCCGCGGTACCGGCACAGAAGCGCGTTGCCGGACCATCGCCGCGACAGCAAGCGGCCTTGCGACGCGGTTCCCACGGCATCGTTCAGTGAGAGTGCCGGGCGGCCGCGCTTCAGCGAATCTGAGGGAGAGGGTCGGTTCGGAAGGGCGCCGGGCGCAAATTCCGAACATGCCTGGAATGATATGTTTCTCTATCCGATCTGTCAAGATAAAAATACCGATTGAGAAATTTTTTCTAACCGAAACAGGTACGCCGTCGCCTAATCCCTCGATCGTCAGCAGACGAAGGCGCAGCCGCAGCCGTTCTCATTTGTCGGCAATGGGGTAAGGCGTGACGTCGCAATGGTTCAGGCGGAAGGATTGCAAGACCGTAAGCGCCTGGGCGGACACGACTAGTTCGCCGTTCCCGGATTCTGTCCCGGCGTTGCGCGCGGAATTGTGCCGCCGCGCCCGGCACGATGTCGCGCGGGAGGCCGAACAGGCGCATGGCGATTGCTCCGGCGAGCGCGGATCGGGAGGGGGCGGCGTGACGGAAATGCCGCATCCGCCGGCTAGGCGATCGCGAGATCGCTCAGTCAGGCGCGAGATTTATCGGTCGGTTCGGGGGGCGTTCGAGAAGGTAAAACGCAATTTCCGAGCATGCCCAGAATGATATGTTTCTCTCGCCGATCTGTCAAGGGGAAAAATTCCATATCGGTCGGTTTTCCATGGACTCGGCTTCCCTGTCGCGATCCGGGCAATTTCCGTATTTCGGCCCTCCGGGTCGATTGACCGCCGCTCCCGCCGCCGCCAACTAACAAAGCGCCGGGAACATCGCAATTCGAGGCGATGTTGATGTCCCGCGCGGAATCGCGATGGAGCATGACATGCTGCGTATTTCATTGATGGCGGTCGCGCTGGCGGCGCTGGCCGCTTGTTCGGAGCCCGCGGCGGGTCCGCCGCACCAGCCGCTCGCGACCGGCTATGGCGGGACGATGGAAAACCCGGTCTATCACCCGGGCGGCATCGGGCTCGAAGCCGCGCCGCCGGGCGCGCTGCAGCCCTGAGCCCTGGGGCGAGACATGCGGTCGATCGAGATGCGGTTGCGAGGGCTGGCGATCGTTCTGCTCGGCGCGTTCGCGCTCGCGGCCTGCGCGCCCGGCGATGTCGACCATTCCTGCCCCGTCAATCCGGCGCAGAGCCAGGATTCCGGCTGCGAGCACCACCAGCTTCCTTAGCGCCGGCGCCGCCGCGGATCGGCGCGCGGCGCCGAGTTCGGCGAGGCAGATCTCGGCGAGCGCGGTGAATTCTCCCTCCGGATATTTGTCGAGATAGGCCTCTAGCGAGGCGGGATTGTCGCTCTCGCGCGCGGATTCCCAGAAGGCGAGCTCGATCTCGCGATCCTGCGGGTCGCGCATGGCACCGGACGCCGAGGCGATCGCCTCGCGCCGGGTGCGCGCCAGGGCGAGGAAGCTGCCCTTGGGATATTGCGCGAGATAGGCCTCGTAATCGGCGGCGCGCGTGCTGTCCTTGATCGAGTCCCAGAAGACGAGCTCGACGGATTGCGGCTCGGGCACCGGCTCGACGTCTCGGGGCTCGACCTCCCGCGGCTCGGCCGGCGGCGTGGCGAGCGACGGCAAGTCGCCCTGCGCGTCCGCCGCGTCCTCGTCAGGCGGCGCGGTCTTCACCGTCGCCGCGTCGGTGATCAGGCGGAAGACGCGGATCGGCTGGGTGATGTTCTTGACGCTCTGCTCGCCGAGATCCTCGAAGCCGGGTCTCCGCGCCGGCTTCCGCCGATCAGCGTCGACGCTTGTTGCGCACGCAGCGGCCCTTGATCCAGTGGCCGTTCCGCGCCCGGTGGCCACGCACGTAATGGGCGCGCGGGCCGCAGCGCGGACCGGCGACCGCCTCGATCGAGGGGAAGGGCGCCGCCTCGATTCCGGCCGCGCTCAGCGGGACGGCGCGCGCGGCGGAGATCGAGAGCGGCGCGGCGAAGCAAGCGGCGATCAGGAGTGCAGCGGCGAAGCGCATCTTGGTCTCACTTATCGGGAAACCGGCGATACAGCCTGAACACCGTCGCGCGAGGCTTATTCCTGAATTGCGCGCGCCTAGGGCGTGGCGACGCGCTGCGGCGCGCTCGCGGCCGGGGCGCCGATCGGCGTGTTCCACCACTCGTAGAGGTCCCAGCCAATATTGTTGGCGTAGAAGACGCCGGTATTGGCGATGATCGTCAGGGTTCCCAGCGTCAGCATGACGGGGACCGATCCCGTCCAGGCATAGATCGCGCCGAACTTGAAGGCGGAGACGACCGGCTTGTAGGTCAGCCATTTCTCGGTTGCGCGCCAGGCGCTCTCCTTGGCGTCGAAGGTGCCGTCGGCGCGCGGCGCCGCTTTGGGGGCGTAGGTGTCCCACAGATAGTCGTTGACGCCGTAGACGAGCCAGCTCTCGCCGGTGACGAAGGCGGTCAGCAGCGTGCCGCCGACGATGCCGGTGCCCGCCGTCAGGATGAGCATGTTGGTGAGCGCCGTCCCCAGCTTGTAGGTCGTCGCCTTGGTCGCCGACATCAGCGCCGAGGCCTCGCCGGACGGCGTGCCGTCCGCTGCCGCTGGCGGCTTGGCGGGCGGGGCGGATGGCGCGGCCGACGGCGGGGCGACCGCCTGGGCCGCCGCCGATCCGCCGGGGCTGCCCGCCGCGAGGGTTAGCGCGATGACGCAGGCGGCGATGAGGCGCGGCAGGGCGCCCGGCCGGCGCCGAATCGTCAGGGATAATCCTCGCAACCCGACCCCCAGGATTTTTGCGGATTGCCGTGGCATTCATGATCGACCGGCCCGACCGCCGCGCCGGCGCAGCCGGCCAGGGCGCCGGCAATGACCAGCATCAGCGCAAGCGTCTTCATGGGCTCTCCGGCATCTCGGCCGGCAGTCTAGCACCCCCCGCGCGCCGCGTCAGGCTCCAGCCGCGGGGACCGGGCTAGGAAGCGAAATAGCGCTCCGGGATCGCCCGGTTCTCGAGCCAGAGATCGCCCAGCACGCGATCGAATTCCGGCGGGTCGAAGACGCCGATGCCGGCCGCCGGGTAGTGGGTGATCTCGCCGAAATAGACGCGGTCCTGGTGCTCGTAGAGATCGACGCGGGCATAGTTGAACCCCGCCGCCAGCCGCTCCGCCACCTCGATCATCTCGTCGAGATGGCGCGGCGGGGTCGTGCGGTCGCGCGCCGGCGGCGCCTGGTAGCGCACGTTGACCAGCCGGTAGCGCTCGTCGAAGAGGTTAATGCGCTGCTCGCCGAAGCGGTCGTAATGCACCTGGATGAGGCGGACCTTGCCGCGGAAGACGTGCAGCTTGTAGTCGTCGGGCAGCCGCCCGCGATCCTGCAGCAGCGCCTCGATCAGCACGCGCGGCGCGATCGCCTGATAGGCCCATTCGCGATGCGCCTTGTGATAGGGAAAGCGGATCCAGCGCTGCAGCGTCAGCAGGATCGCCTGCCAGTCGACCGCGTGCTTGTCGGTGACCAGGACGTTGAGGCCCGAGCCGTGGTTGAGCTTCGCCGCGAAGGCGCGCGGCAGGCGGGCGAAATCGATCTCGCGCGGATTGGTCTCGTGCAGGATGAGCGGGATGAGGTAGTCGGCGCCGACCCGCGCGGCCACATAGTCGCGCACCGCGTATTTGTCCGAGGTGACGATGAAATCGGGGTTGCGGTCGTAGAGCTTGCGATGGTTGATCATCTCGTTGAAGGTGCGCGGCGCGTGCAGCCGCGGCAGCCGCCCGAGCGAGAGGTAGTACATCGTCTTGAGATACGCGGCGTCGCTCATCCCCTTGCGCAGCTTGAAGGCGAGCGGGATGAGCGCGTAGCGCAGGCTGTCGATCGGCTTCGCCGGCGCGGCGCGCGCCGCGATCAGCGGCGGCGCCCGCAGCTCGCTCAGGGCCATCTCGCTCAGGCCCATCTCGCTCAGGGCCGTCTCGCTCAGCAGGAGGTCGCGCGGCCGCAGCCCCGCCGCCGCCCGGCCCGCCTCGAGCGCGAGCGGAAGATTGTCGTTCGAGTTGTCGTAGAGCGCCGCCGGTGCGTCGAAGAACTCGCGCATGGAATGTACTCGCATCTTGGTGCCGAATGCTCACGATCGGGTAACGCTTTTTTTACCGCCGTCTTCCCTCGCCCGCGTGTTGAAAAAGAATGAAGGCTCTCCGCCATTGGGGTTAGGGGCTACCCCGAACGGAACGTCGCCCCCCGAACGGAACGTCGCGCGGCCGGCGACCGTTTCCCGTGATGCGCGATGCCTAGCCCCGTCCTCCACTCGCTCTCGATCCTCGGCACCGCCGCGGCGGGATTCCTCGGCGGCGTCGCGGCGTGGTTCGCGACCAATTTCTGGGGCCGCCCGCTCGCGCGCTTCTATGAGCTGCGCCACCAGACGCAGGAGACGATCCTCTTCCACGCCAATATCGGCCCCCACCTCGCCGATGCGGAGCGGCTGCCGAAGGCGAGCGACGAGCTCCGCCGCCTCGCGGCCCAGCTCGGCGGCATCGCCGCGACGAGCCCGCCGGCGATATTGTGGCTGCTGCGGCGACGCGGCTACGACCTCGACGCCGCGACCGAGAATCTCATCGGCCTGTCGAACACGCTGACCGAGCCCTATGGCGGCGAGCATCCCGCGCATCGCGAGCTGACCCAGCGCGCGCTGCGCCTGCCGCTGATGCCGTCGCGGTGACCGCTGCGGCACGCGCCGCCGGCCCTGCCGCCCTGGCCGTAGCCACCGCGCCCCCGGCGCCGTCGTTGCAAGCGGAGCGAAGCAATCCTAGAGCAGTGGACGATGATCGACTGCTGCGCGCCGACTCTCAGAAAGTCGATTGGGTGAAAGTGCGGGCCGTCCGATAGGATTTATCCAGCGCCGGGAATCCCCGCCGGCACCTCTTCACTTAGCGGCTGAGCGCCACAGAAAGGTGTCCGGCGCAACATGATCGATGTCAGCCCTCCCCTTTAAATCTAGCGCCTCAGAAAGGGACAACCCACTACCCTCGTGATAGCTCAAGACTACGGCGTATGGGAATTTTGATTTAAGGGCATCCTTGACCGCCGCCCGGTATTTTCCTCTAAATTTTTTGTTTATCTCTTCCGCATGGTTTTCGGCTTCGAGTTTGTTGTCATAGGAACCTGCGATGACATACCAATCGCTCTCGCTTCCGGGACCACCAACATTTTTGCCGACGTCACCTTCTATTCGTCCGATAGCGGCGGACGATTGGCCAAACCAGTTTTTGAAGAAGGTCTCAGATTGAGCTATTTGGGCATCGGGTTTCGCACTCTCCGAAGGGGCTGCAAGAGCAGAGGTGAACAGATAGCCATGCTTCTCTGTACCGCTGGACACGTTAGCGGGAGTTTGCGTCGATTGTCCGACCGTATTTGCGCCTGCCGCGACGCTAAAAATTATGACTGAATTCAGAAGATAGAAGACGATCCTTTGGAAAACTGGACCATCCTTAATCACTGCTGCTAGTCCGAACAGGCAAGAAAGAAACAAACACACAATAGCGCCGTCTAGCCGCGGAAATTTCGTACAAAATGAGTTTGTCCCAAGCATCGCAAGCGCACCCAGTAATCCGGGCGTCATCATTGAGTGAGGTTGCAGGAAATCGCTAAGGGCGTTGGGTGGATCTCCAGGGCTATTTGCTACCATGATAGGCTCCTTCATTCCCTATATTCGCATCTCCCAGCTACATGAGATTCGGACTCGATTTGGCTCTTCTTAACGTCGTCCAACACGGATTATCGACTCGGAATCTTACTCCAATTAGGCCCTTTACGACAGTTAAGACCTCGCCCAGTCGTACTTCGTCTTGTGCTTAACGTGGGTGTCGCGCGTCGGAAAGCGCCTGCTTGACGAGGGCTCAGTTGAAGAGCAAATCTGATTGAGAACAAATCAGGAACAAGCCAGATTGCCACATGGCCAGAGGGCGCATTGGACCGATCGACAGCATCCGGGAGGCCACGCGAGCGGAACGTCTGCTTTGGTTTTTCTGCCGGTGGTGCGGTCATGCAAGCCGCTGCGATCCGCGCGAGATCTCACGCCGCGCCGGGCGCGAGGTCCGCTTCGCGGAGCTAACACGGCGCCTCAAATGCAATCGGTGTCATCGCAAGGGCGTCGCCGCCGTTCTCCTCGCGGAGCATCGCTTTTCCGACCGGCATTGAGAACACGCATCGGCTCAAATACCTGAGCCATCTGCATCGTCATCCGGGTATTCGAGGGAGGCGGCGATGGCGCAGCTTGCGCAGAATATCATCCAGCACGATTTCGGCTTTCCGCGTATCGTCCGCGTCGAGGATGCCGAGCGCGCGGCGCTCTACGCGATGCTGGTTTCGCTCGGCGCGACGAAGACAATGGCCGAGCGGCTAATGCAGGACTTCCCGCGGCACGCGAAGGCATGCCAAGCCATCATCGACTTCGCCAGTGATGGCGAGGGCGATATCAGGGGCTCGATTGCGCCGCTCGATGATTGGCACTCGTGGCGGCACCGGCATGATCGGGATGAGTAATGTCTCAGGCCACGCCGCGACCACCCATCTGGTGCTCAGTCGCTAGCCGGTCGCACCGTCTCCACGGCAAGGGAGCCGGCGGGCAATGGCTTCAGCAGTTCCGCTTCCGGCGCCGTCAGATTGATCCAAGCGGCCCAATCTGCGGGGCGCAGGACGGCCACTTGGCGGTCGTGATACGGCGCGACATCCGGCCCCGGCGCCGTGGTCAGCATCGTGAAGGAAGGCGGTTGATTCCCCTGCCCTTCGCGCCACAGCCCGGCAATCGCCATGAACGGCGCCTCCGCCAGCGCGAACCGGTGCTTCGCCTTCGGATACTTCTTGCCAGTGAACTCGAAGAAGGCAGATGCCGGCACCAGACAACGGTTGCTCTTATCGAAGCGGCGGCCTTCGGAGCGAAAGTTGAACACCGGACCGCCGCGCGGATTTGAGGGCGGGAAGCCGAAGCGCATCTGCGCCAGCTCGATGCCGTTTCCAGCGGCGCGCATTACCGCCCCAAGGTCGTTGATCTTGATATCATCCGCCTGCGGCAGATCGATCTCCGATTGCTGCGTCGGGATCCCGAGTTCCAGCGCCTGCATCATTTTGCAGTATGCGGCCCAGGTGACGTGCTGCTCATAGTCATTGCACATAGCGCCAACATAATAAGGTGCGTCCGCCAGAGCGAGCGCTGAGCCAAAATTCGGTGATAGCGCTACGGCCCGCCGAGATATTTTTCGTACGCTGCGATCCAGTCGGTCGCAATTTGGTACTGCGTCAGTTTGAAATCCGCTTCTTGTAGGGGCCGCGTTTCGCCGGCTGCTCGGCCGCATCCATGATCGCGACGATATCCGACATATCCCAAAGCTTAGCCGTCACGCCAGCGGCCATCGCGGGCGACATGCGCAACGTCGAGTGCGTCCGAACGAAGTTGTAGAACATGACGTGTAGCGCGACCGCGTAAGCATGGTTCTCGAACTTTTTGGAATGGCCGTTCGTCAGGCGAGTGAAGCGGCGCATGTGCATGCGGATCGTGAGATTGCTGCGCTCAACGTAGCTGGTTGAGACGTGCTTCTTGTCAGGGTTGCCGGTGACGTGCTCCTTGCGGGCACCGATGCACTCTGCCGGGCTGTAGCGACCCTTGAAGGCCTCGGGCGCGGCACCGTATAGCTTGATGAGTTGCGCGTAGTCGATATCGTCGCCGAACGCTTCCTCAACCGCACTGAGATAAGCCTTGTGGCCATCGGTCGTGAGTTGCACCCGGTTCGCGAGACGGCCGCGAAGATCGTCCATGAGGCCCGTCGCATAATCGCTATCGCGACCGCCGACCATGTAGCTGACGATCATCTTGTGCGAGGCTTCTAGGGCGGTCCACGTCCACACGTCGCCGTAAGCTAGATCCTTGCGCTTCGCCGTCGCGACGTTCTTCTGTTTGCTGTAGCAGAAAGCCCATATTTCATCGCATTGAATGCGCGTCGCCTTCACGTTCCGAACGTGCTCGTCGTGGTAGGCGGCGCACGCCTTCCCCGCATCAATCAGAAGCTTAGTGACCGTGTTGAGGGAGACACCGGTAACCCGCGTGATCGCCCGCATGGATGACCGCTCGCAGAGAAGAGAGAGGATTTGGGCGCGCCGGGCGGCATCAAGCTTGTTCATGGGGAGGAAAGTACCTCCCCATGCTAAAGCAGTCAAGCAAAACTTCAGTTTGAATTAGCCGACCTTCTTCAAGCCAATCAGCTTTCGGAAGTGCGCCGCAAGGGTCTCTGCCTCATCATCGGCTTCCTGTAACGGATCGGCCTCCCGACTCGGGCGACGACGGACGAAGTTTCCAGCATCGTGCGTTGGTGGGTGCAAGACCTTTCGCGTTCCTGATCGATTAGTTTGACGGTCCGCCACTTGCGCCTCCATTGTCATCATAGTCATCATCCCCTCAGATAATTGCGAATAAACGATTGATTTAAGTCCGGCTGAAAATAATGTTTTCGCTTAACCCAAATAAATCCATCACCTTTTGATATGACCGCAACGTCGATAGGACCTCCGACAGATTCAACTTCCATTGTAATTCGCTTCTTGAGTGAGGTCAAATGAATCAAGGACTCTGCCAATTCCGCTAGTTCTTCTTTTGGCAATAAATCCAGCATATTGACTACAGGGTCTATGAAATTCTTCGCTCTATATTTCCTCTCGTCTGCAAAAAATCGCTCGGTATTCTTGGCAATAGCCCGCTTGACAGCCGACTTAATCTTGGACTTTTCCGATTTTGGGGCTGTAACGTATTTTTCAACGATGCTCAGGCTATTTGCCTCAAAAAGATTCCTCACCGTGCGATTGATCCACTGCTGGTAACGGCGATCCACTCCTTCCATGAATCGATCCACCATATCGCGTACCGCGAATGGAACGATGGACGCTTGCGTGCCTAGTGGAGAAATATCGAGGATAGTGCTGGGAGCGATCTTGAGTTCTCCCATGACTACGCCGTCTGTAGAAAATTCTCGTAGATGCGGGAAAAATTCTGTATCTCCGAATCCCGCAAATACAATACCCGATCTATGACGAGAGAACCTGCGCTTTATGATCTGCGCTGTAGCAAGATTAACCAAAGACTGTTTTATTTGCGAGTTTATCCATTTTCCAAATATAACTGAAGCACCGTGCTCGATTTCGGCTCCGTAATCTGCGATTACATCCGCCTCAGTCTTTGTTAGGATTTGAGGTATATTCTTGAGCGCTGATAACTCCGCGAGAACTGCGGCCTTAAGCACGACCCTGATTTCCCCGATATTTACGAGGTCCGCATCTAGAATAACATCATCAACGTCTTCTTTGATCGCGTAGAACAATGAGCTAACTATAGACAGAGTATTCTGGCGAACTAGCTCATTCTCTACTGTAAAATTCTGAAGATGATTGCAGAAATGTGCCGCGTATTTCTCGACAGTATCTTGCGGAGTCTTTCCACACGACTCGCGATATGTCTTTATGATAGTTTCCCACGGGTGACGCATGAACTCTGCGTTCCCATAGATCATGATTCCGATAGGATGATACTTAGAGAGCGTAAACAGCTTGTTTACGGTGTCGTATGTCTTCGACGAGCCATCCGGACCAACGGTTACCGTGCTATCGGCGGCTAGGGCGACCGCCGACTTATTGAGAAGCGCGACTTCAGCAGTCATCCTGTTTCCAGCGCGCCGCCGCTGCCGCCTTAGCGATCTCTTTTCGTCGCTTCGGCGAAAGACTCTTCGCGCGCGCTGCTCCCCCCTTTTTTCCGCCGAGCCGCCCGAGCATGACGGCCGCAGGATTTTTCCCGTCGATTGTCGTAGTATCTTTCGCGTGGCCTGTGGCGATGTCCACAACCAACTTGGCGAGCTGGTTCGGGTCGCGCGGACGCTTGCTTGAGCGGCTAGGCATGCTCTATATGCGGGGCGTTTCGCCGACAATGTCAAGTTACAGATTGTACCGAATCCAAGGCGCATCAGCGGCGATGCATATGCGGCAATCCGTCAGGCCGGATTTCAAAGTGAGGCAGTACCTATTATTGCGGTTCTGATTCCTAGTTCTCGGAAGAAATAGCAGTTTGTGCGCGGGATTTGCTGTCCATCGGCCTTAAACTAGCCCGCTCGGCCCGTATTTGATCGGCTTGCTCCACGAATCGTCATGCGCGGCCTGGGCGTGGCGCAGCATCATCATGGCGTAGCGCGAGGCGCTGAGTAGGTCGTCGCCGAGTTTCACCACCCTGCCCTCCTTGCGGTGATAGAGGCGGAACTCGGCGAACCAGTCCTCCAGATGCCGGAAGACCTTCCACCGTCCGGTCTGCATGCGGTCCAGCATTTCGAAAATGCCGGCCTCGACGCCGCTGGTCCCGTCGGCGAAGGTGGCGCGCTCGCGCAGCATCGCGAGTCCCTGGCGACGATATTGATCCGCCAGTTGCGCGCCGCTGTCGGGCGAATGCTGGAGCCCGTCATGCGGCCAGGCGAACGGAAGCCGCTCGCCCCACGCCTTCAAATTCGCGGCGTGCAGCACCGGCGTCGCCTCGCGCAGCCGGTACGCATGCGTGACGTAGACGCAATCGGTATCGCGGTCGAGCGCGAGGCGCACCGCGGCGGTCGGATGGTCCCAGCCGAAATCGATCCCGCCGATCAGCGGCCAATGCGGCGGGATCTCGAACGGGTCGACAGCGATGGTCGCATCGGCGATCGGGAAGATGCGGCCGGAGCCGAGCGCCGGCACGCCGCGTGCGCGCGCTTCGCGCTCGTGCTCGGGATAGGCCGCGATGATGCGCGCGCGTTCCTCGTCGGTGTAGTGGCCTGCATCATCGATGGTCATCATGGTGACATGCCTGTCCTGGCTCGCAGTCTCGAGGAAGATGCGCATCAGCTCGGTCATGCCGAGCAGCGGCGTCATCGTGAGCACGACCAGCCCGCCGGTGGCGTTGGTGCGGGTCAGCCCCTCGCTATAGATGTCGTGCGGCGGCTCCTCGTCGAACCAGACGCGGTGGAGCGTCTCGCCCTGCCAGCGCTCGCGCCCCTTCTCATAGGATTTGAAGGCAATCGTCGAGACGCCGCCGGTGACGTGACGGACGCGCAGCGTGTCGAGGAGCCCCGCCGCGCCGCGCGCCGTGCTGACCCCGATAACGTCCGCCCGGCCCAGCACGCCGCTGCCGCCGCAGAGGGTGCGGCCCATCAGCGCGCGCTGCACGGTGTCGCGCGTGCTCTCGCCGGTGACGCCGGCGACCCAGGAATTGGTCGGCCCGTCGAAGCGCCGTCCCCGCCACCACGCGGGATATTTCCCGGTCGCGTGCACCGCCTCCTCGAAGGCGCCGGACAGCGTCTTGCCGAGCTGGTTGCCGGCGAGGAAGAGTCGCTCGCGATGGCGGAGACCGGCAGCGTGGAACTCACTCTGCTTCGGGTAGGGGTTGTAGGTCAGCGGCCGGTAGCGGATCGTCCGCCCCGTCTCCCACGCCGTGAAAATCGAGCGCAAATCGCTCAGCGATTTGATCAAGTCGGGCAAGGGCATCGGCGACGTCGTCATTGCTGAACAGCCTTTCGGTCTCGAGGTCGATGAGGGGTTTGTGTACCAGGGCGATCATCAGCCGGAGATAGTTCACCGGGTCCTTGTCGCGGACGGCCGCGATGGCGCTCGGCCCGTGATTCTTGAAATCGACGACCATCGCATTGAGCAGATTGTCGAGCAGAAGCCTCTGCGCCTTGGTCGGGTTGCCGAGCCAGCTTCTCATCTTGGCGCGTCGTTTGCGGCGCACGAGGTTTTCCGCCGGGGTGAAAATTTCGATCGGTGCGAACGGCATGCGGCCTCCAGAGGGCGAGCGACCGGCCGACACCCCGGGGATATGACGCTGCCGGCGCCGACCGCGCCGTCGCGGCGCAGACGCGCGAAGGCCGGCGCGAAAGCGTGCGCCGGCGGGATCACGCCAGGTCATGGGGGTCGGAGCGGTCTGGTGGGGCTCGGATCGGCGCGGACGCAGATCTCGAACATGCCTGATCTTGTATGCTTCGGCGATTATGTACTTGACGTACCAGATTTGAAGGGGTAGAAAGGTGCTCAGGAGACAGCGCCATGACCGATCTTTCCCTTCCCATCTACAACAATCCGGACGCCGCCCGCGAGCATTTGGAAGCGGTCCAGTGGCCGAACGGTCCGGTCTGCCCGCACTGCGGTTGCGTCGAGAAGATCACCAAGCTGACGGGCAAGAGCACGCGTCCTGGCGTCTACAAGTGCAACGACTGCCGCAAGCCCTTTAGCGTCACGGTCGGCACGCTGTTCGAGCGCTCGCACATTCCGCTGCATAAGTGGGTGCTCGCCGTCCATCTGCTCTCGGCCAGCAAGAAAGGCATGTCTAGCCATCAGCTGCACCGCATGCTTGGCGTGACCTACAAGACCGCTTGGTTCATGACGCATCGCATCCGCGAGGCGATGATTGAGAACTATCCCGGCGGCATGGGCGGCGAAGGCAAGACGGTCGAGGCGGACGAGACGTACATCGGCACGCGCAAGGGCGTTCGCAAAGCCAAGGGCGGACACCACAAGCACAAGGTCGTCTCGCTCGTGGAGCGTGGCGGCAAGGCTCGCTCGTTCCATGTTCCCTATTTCAGCCGCGCGGCAGTCACCAACATTCTGCGCACCAACGCGGATCGTAAGAGCGTCCTAAACACCGATGAGGCCGGTATCTATGTCGCGGTCGGCACCGAGTTTGCGAAGCACGAAACGGTGCACCACAAGAAAGAGGAATACGTTCGCGGCGACGCGCACACGAACACCATCGAAGGCTTCTTTTCGATCTTCAAACGCGGCATGAAGGGCGTCTATCAGCATTGCTCGGAAGCGCATTTGCAGCGCTATTTGACCGAGTTTGATTTCCGCTATAGCAACCGCGCCAAGCTCGGCGTGGACGATGACGCCCGTGCCCTAAAGGCGCTCAAGGGGATCGACGGTCGCCGCCTCACCTATCGGCGGACTACTCGCGGGAAATCGCTCACAGCGTAGGAAGAAACTGTCGCGCAAGGAGTTTCAGAGGATATTGGACGTCGTCCGCTGGCTCGATTGGTTTGACAGTGACTAAGGTTTTGTCGATGGGGCTGTGGGTGCGGGTGTCACCGCTGGAGCAGCAGTTGGCGCTGGCATTAAGATCACTTGAGGCGGCGCTTGCTTAGTCGCCGTAATCGAATTGGCGATTGCGGATGTCTGCGCCGACATTTCTGCGCGCATCCGGCCAAATTCCTCCGAAAGTCGCTGGGGAATTCCATCCACTTTGCTATTTAGAGCGGAAAGCTGCCCCCCCAGTCCCATCACTTGGGTTCCTAGAAAGGCGAATCCACCCACCATAACAGCGATGAAGATCGCGAGCACCGCAATCGTCATGGGCCGCACTACTTTAAGTGCGTCGTAAGACCCCTCCAGCCTTGCCAATCGTTCGTCGCTCATGTGCTCAACATGGGAGCTGTCTGGACCCTTATCAACGAGTGGTGCGCGAAGGCGGTCATGCTCCTCTTGCAGCTTTCTCTTCTCGGTCCGAAAGCCATCCAAGTTAAATGTCATTTCCCAATGACTCTATCTAGTAATAGGTTAATTTTCTCCCACGCGGATTCTAAATTTTTTTCGGTTCTTTCAATGGCCTCACTAATTTCATTTGAATCCGCCTCCGGAAGTACTTTGCTCAACGCACCCCTGATATAGTAAAGAGCTGTAACAGAATTTGCCGTAGCAAGATAAAGTCGCGCCAGCGCTAAAACGATTTCGGAGTCTGTCTCGATTTCTGATGCCACAACTCCACGGTAACGCGAATTTCCTAGAAGCCGGTATCTCTTTTTTTTCTGCTACGTTCCTTCGGGCGCTCCTCTGGCCGTTGCAACCTGTCGTCGTCACGCTCCTTGTGCGGCTTGGGCGGCATCTTGAGCATCCGCCTTAGGATCTCGTCGCGCTTCTGATCTTGAACTTTCTCAGCGGTCTTATCGTCCATGGCCTCTACCGATCCGCATTCCAGAACTGAATGGCTCAATCACAACGAGAGTCAGTTTATCGATCATATAACAGCCCTCGGGGTCATCGCGTTGCGATGGAACGAGGCAGAAGTCGAAATGAAGCAATTCGTCGGAGCATACATCCGCTTATCGAAGGACGCATTCAGGCCGGTTCTTAGGCAGCTAGGCAATGTCACACTAACCGATGTCCTGAGCGAGACCGTCGCAGCGAGAGAGGAAGACCCTATGCTGGCGGAAGCCATCAATTTCCTCGCCAAGCTGTTCAACCGATGCCGCGAGAATCGAAACGATCTGATGCACAGTCTATTGGCGTAA